GTCTTTGGACCTTCTCAGCTGTGCACAAACCTCGTGCTAAATGATGAAGACCTGTTGATTCTGTCCTGTCTGTTCAAGCTGGCACAACAAACACAGTCCTTGTGTTACAGAAATGAAATGGTAGCTCGACCATTGAAGCCCGAACTGGCGCCACACATCACAGCATTGAGGGCAAACCTGAGCCAGGTCGCGTTTTCAGAAGAAGCTTCTACAGACCACCTCCATTCCAGCTATGAAAAGGTCAAAGAATGGAGGAAAGATGTTGACCAGACTGAGCTGAATGCACTTTTCAAAGACCTGCTCTTTGAGGCAGATACTTCATCACAGAAGTATCTGATGAACCCAAAGATTGCGAGAAGGCAGGCAAACGATGAGTTTGCTGATCATCTGAGAGAGCTAGAAGGAGGAGTCAAAGCTGACAAGACAGTGTTTAACCTTCCGTTCATCTTCTCACCTGTAACAAGAGAGTATTCCTTTGACTTTGACATAATGTCGGACATGGGCTCTGTCTGGGAGTCTGCATTCAGGTCCATGAGAGACAACCCCCAAAGGTTCAGTCGTGAGGGTGAGGAGAAACTGCGATCAGATTACAGAAGGGTGGAATGCTTCAACCCTGAGTTCAGCAGCATCAATCTTCAGGGAGTACTGGCTAAGTGCAAGAAAGGACATGAAATGAAGAAGAGCAAGGAGAAGATATCAAAAGAGGTGTTCTCGATCCTCACAGACACAAGCGACATTGATTACTACCTCAAAGACTCGAGTTTGTTCTCACAATGTCCTCAGAGGCCCCAAAAAATACCAGATCTGAGTCATCTAGAGGCAGAGGACCCTTCAGTGGACTTTTATGACTGGTTGTCATCAACAAAACTACACTCTTTCCTCTCCTTTGTCTCGGATCTGATGGAGGAAATGAATCTCTCAAGAAATCAAAATTGCAAGAAAAGGCAGGCAGTTTTGAAGCACCTCTCACATTGGAATTGCTGGCTTTTAATAAAACCTACCAAGGCGAATAATCACTGCTTTGTCAGCATCTTATCTAGCGAGCCTCATAGATACTATGGAAAGGTTTTCAGAGAAATGATCACCGTAGGGAAATCGCTGTATTGCACTGAGTTTGTTTCATTTGACAAGAATAAAATATCTCACCTCTTAAACGCTGATCAGAAGATGATTTCCATTTGTGCTGCCATGAAGCTAACAATGGGCGGCATGAACACACACATGTCAACAAGTGAAATTTCAACCCTTGCTTATTCGTGCCTTCTCTACCTTGAGGATAAGCAGCCCACGAGCTCAGACCACTTGCTGACTAGGTACTTTTACATGGAGATGTGCTCCGGACGTGGTAACCACCCACAGAAAATCTTGAGTAAGTTGTCCCCTTTGAGGTCAAGGCTCCAAGTGCGCCTAAGGAAAATGCTGGCAGCTGTAGTCAGAGAGTCTGATGCACTAGTGCATGTGGGTGCATCAGGAATGTCAGGTTCAAGTGCAGTGAAAGGGAAAATCATGAGCTACATTGATTTGACACAAGCCTTGGATTACAGACACATCCTCAATCTCAGTTACATTGGTGTGTTGCACAACAAGGACGAAGGAAATGCAGTACAGGGGTACCTGAAGATCTTTACGAAAGTCATCTCAGAAGAGATCAAGATGAGGGAGGTGAGACCAGAACTAACAGGGAGGGAAGAGGGGGTCTTGAAAGAGCTGAAATCACATGAATTTTCCCCTCTGTGGGTGAAAGCCTCTGCTGATGAAGTGCTGCGTGAGATTGCCTCTAGAGGTTTTAGTAAAGAGGACCTGACGCACATGATTGAAGAAGACTTGGCAAAAAGGACTCTAGAAGAGCTTGCCACCATGAAGAAGAGTGCATCAGAAGACCTGCTTAATGACTTGCACTATGAAAGGTCATTGTATGTGAGAGGTGAAAAGACAAAGAGAAGGCACTTTTGTTTAGAAGAGGCTTTAAAGTTGGAGGAAATCTTCAAGACAAACAGACCATTAACCATTATCAATGATCTCTTAGCATACAGAGACAATAGTCCAGAGAAGGGGATTGTAGCCAACCTGTTCAAGAAGCTTCAACTCAGCGGTGTGAGAGAGATCTTTGTTCTGAGGTTCCTGGATAGGGTGTTGGTGAACTTTGTTGAGACCATTGCAAGAACCATCTCAGGCTTGCTAGACATTGAAATGCAAACTAATCCACAACTGAAGATAAAAAAGACTTTGACTCACTTCTCGTATGCTGCAAAGATGTCAAGAAGCAGCACGTCCCATGAGCATATTACTGTGAGCAATTCTGATGATGCTTCTACTTGGTGCCAGAGGTTCATAATGAATACTTTCTCTGCCATGTTTTCAAGACTCCTCCCAGACAAACTCCTGAGCCCAGTGCTGCGAGTCCTTGACAAGATAACAGACAAGAAGCTTGAGCTCCCAATAGAGCTCTTGCACCTCTTTGCTTCATACCCCCAAGCCCTCTCATCTGAAGAGCCAATGAATGAGTTAAAAAGACAGTTTCTGAGTGAGCAAGGCGAGTCAGAACTTCTGCTTGCAAACAAGTTATACATGAAGAACAAATCGAACTTTATGCAAGGGATATTGCACTACACCAGCAGCCTTCTACACTCTGGACACCTGCTTCTAGTTTCAAAGTTCCAGG